CTTGGTGCAGAACAGCCAGGAATATCAGACGAAGATATAAAACGAACAGGAAGATCGTCTAGAATTGTATTAACTCCTGGTCAATTTGCGAATGGATCGCCAACAAGTAATAGCGCACTCTCCGTCAATTATCTCACAATATCTGCAAATAGTGATTATGGAATAGCTGCGAATTTATTTTTCTATACAGATGGATTGAAGTATAATCCCGCAACTGGAGCTGATGAAGTTAGATCTGAGCAATTTTCTAATGGAACTTATGGATATATTGGATGAAAACAAATTTGGAATATAATATGGAAGAAATATTGAATTTACCAACCAATTCAAAACCTATTGTGGAATTACCTACGACGATATCTGTCGATAACGACGCAGCTGCAGACTTCGAAACAGCTAGAGAAAATATACATTCAATTATTGCCAAGGGTGCCGGAGCTCTAGATGATATTATAGTTCTCGCGCGAGCGAGCGATTCCGCTAGAGCATATGAAGTAGTTTCTCAGATGATAAAAACATTGGTTGATGCCAATAAAGATCTAATCCATCTTCGTAAACAATTAAAAGATGTTCAGGAAAACTCCAATGGAGATACTAATATCCAGAACAATTTGTTTGTGGGGAATACTGCCGAATTGCAAAAGATGATCAATAATCGGAACAAATCGCTTCTATAGTATGACAGTTCGGAACACCTGTATTATATCATGAAGATAACTAATTGTCAAGGTAAAAATTAAAAATAGAGAAGATACGACTAATAAAATTTACATTAATCAATCGAAATAAAACTATGATCACCCTAACTGAAAATGCAAAAAAACAAATATCGGAAATTTTATCCGAAGAAGATGCTAAATATGTGAGAGCATATATTTCTGGCGGAGGATGCTCGGGATTTAATTATGGGTTTACACTTGAAACCGAAAAAGATAATGATGATTTTGTTATAGATAATTTAATTGTGGATCCTATGAGTATGCAATATTTTAATAATTCCAGTATCGATTTTACTAGTGATAAACTCAATGGATCACAATTCGTAATTAAAAATCCAAATGCTAAATCTACTTGTGGTTGTGGAAGCTCATTTAGTGTATGAAAAAAATATTTACTGACTGTCAAGGTAAAATTAATAATGGGTAACGCATCAAATCCACTTCTCAAGACACTAGGCGTCAATATTGATTATTCGAAGGAAGAACTTGAGGAATATATTAGATGTTCTGGAGACCCAGAATATTTTATCGAAAACTATGTAAAGATCGTATCGGTAGATTTAGGATTAATTCCATTTAAAATGTGGGATTTTCAAAAAGATATGGTTAAGAAGTTTCATTCTAATCGCTTCGTTATTTGTAAACTTCCGCGCCAAAGTGGTAAAAGCACCACGGTTGTTGGATATCTACTTTGGAATGCTCTTTTCAATGATAATCAAAACATTGCAATCCTAGCAAATAAGGGTCGTCTCGCGAACGAACTTCTAGCCAAAATTAAACTGACATATGAGCATATTCCAAAATGGATTCAGCAAGGTGTCGCGACTTGGAATAGAGGATCTTTGGAGTTCGAAAACGGATCTAAAATTACTGCGGCCGCAACATCATCCAGTGCTATTCGAGGCGGATCCTATTCTTTAATTTTTCTAGACGAATTCGCTTTCGTTCCTAGAAATATTGCTGACGAGTTTTTTCAATCGGTCTATCCGACGATCAGCTCGGGTAGCACGACCAAGATTATTATAGTTTCTACACCAAACGGTATGAATCATTTCTATAAAATGTGGAGTGATTCGGAACAGAAACGCAGTGACTATATTAATATCGAAGTTCATTGGAGTGCTATTCCTGGGCGCGATGAGGAGTGGAAAAAACAGACTATAAGAAACACAAGCGAGCAACAATTCGATCAAGAGTTCAACTGCCACTTCTTAGGTAGCATACATACACTCATTCATCCTACGAAACTTCGTGAACTCGCATTCGTAACTCCTACTAGAGATAAATGGGGATTAGATATATACGAGCATCCAAAAGAAAAACATGTATACGTTATAGTTGCTGATACGAGTCATGGTGCAGAATTAGATTACTCTGCACTCTCAGTGATTGACGTTACAGAAATTCCTTTCAGACAAGTAGCCAAATATCGTTCAAATATTCTTGCTCCATTGCTATATCCAGAAGTATTAGTTAATTATGGACGATTCTATAATGACGCATATCTTCTTGTCGAAACTAATGATATAGGTCAGCAGGTTGTAGATACATTAAATATCGATCTCGAATACGAAAATATCCTAAGCACTTCAGTTAAGGGTCGTGGAGGTCAACGAATCGCAGGCGGATTTGGAGGAAAGACTACATACGGCGTAAAGATGTCCAAACAAGTAAAGAGAATTGGTTGTTCGAATATAAAAGATATTATCGAAAATAATAAACTCATTATTCGTGATTTTGAAACCATAGATGAACTGTCTACCTTTATCGTGAAAGGAAACTCTTATCAAGCAGAAGAAGGATGTCATGACGATATGGTGATGGGATTAGTCATGTTTGGATGGCTAGCAAAACAGCCGTATTTCAAAGAATTGACTGATATGGATATTAGAAAAAGACTTTCTGATGAAAAAATGAAAGAAATGGAGTCGGATCTTCTTCCTGCAGGCTTTATAGACGATGGTGAAAATGAATATTCTATCGGAAAGGGTTATACTAATGAATTTGGTGAAACATTTGACAAATTTTAGTAAAAACTCGATTATTATAAATAAAAGAGTAAATCAAATCTATTCAATGATGGAAGGAGTCTGATTATGCCATTCCAAGTTTCGCCAGGCGTTAATGTCAGTGAGATCGACCTTACTACAGTAATTCCGGCCGTAAGCACAACCGAGGGCGCAATTGCGATGCACGCGGTCACGGGCCCAGTAGATAAACGAGTTCTTATAGGATCGGAAGATGATCTTGTTAATACCTACGGAAAACCAAATGCAAATACTGCATCGGATTTTTTCACTGCAGCTAGTTTTCTTAGCTATGGTAATAAGTTGTATGTTACAAGAACTATTCGCAGTTCCAATACAGGAACTCTGTCTACGGACAGTGTAGCAGGCCGTAATGCGATCACAAATTCCGCTAATGGCAAGAATACTATTATCAAAAGTGACGACGATTATAATGACAATTATTCAACAGCGTCTGGACCAACTGGAATTACTGGGGTTGGTCTATGGGTAGCAAAATATCCAGGCGCATTAGGTAATACATTACGCATTTCTGTTTGTCGCTCTGCTAATGCGTATCAGAGCACAGCCGCTGGAACTTTCGCATTCACAAATAACTCTGTCACTTCGACTGGTTCTAATTCTGCTTTCGTTGCAACACTGGTCGCAGGAGATATTCTAATCGCTGGTCCAGATAGATATGAAGTGAGAGTTGCTTCCACTACTGGTGCAACCATCACACTGCAGAATAAATATCAAGGTAACACTATAGCTGCGCAAACTTCAGTTATTCGTCGTTGGGAATTTTACAATTATTTCGACGTAGCTCCAGGTACATCAGATTCTGCAAGTATTCAGGGTTCTTCTAACGATGAAATGCATATTGTTGTTGCTGATGAGGATGGAAAAATTACCGGAACAGCAAATACAGTTCTTGAAAGATTTAGCAAAGTTTCAAAAGCGTCTGATGCTAAAACTGCTGACGGAACGGGAAATTACTATCAAACAGTAATTAATCAACAATCACGTTATGTTTGGTGGGCTGCAGCCACAACTGGTGTTACTCACATAGGTAAGAGCGTAACAACCGCATCAAATTTTGGCGCAGGGGCTCAATCTGTTACACTCAATGCTTCGTTCGTCAAAGGTCGTGACGGCGCACAACCAAGAGCCGTTGATTATATTAATGGATATAATTTATTTTCAAATCCAGAAGTTGTTGATGTATCTCTGATACTAACAAGCGATGGTAATCAAACGAAAGCAATACATGTTATCAACAACATTGCTGAAGTTCGTAAAGATTGCGTTGCTGTAATTTCCCCACAACGTGCTGACGTAGTTAATAATGCTGGATATGTTGGTGCGGAAATGGATGATATCATCACATTCCGTA